AAAGAGCTGTATTTCCGTTAAGAACTACATCCTCAATATCATTACCTGCTTGTGTTGCCATAAGTCTGGCAATATGATCTTCAAGATCAGCACCTTCAATATTGTCTTCTAGAGACTCAGTTGAAAGCTCCCAATCTAGACGAAGCTTCTTAGTTGTAAGAGAGATCTTTGAGAAAGTCACTGCTGCGTTTGCTGCGGTGTCATCTCCTTCAGTTGCGAGCTTCATAAGCTTCTCGCCGACTGACATACGATCAATCTCTGTTGTATCTGCTCTCATGCGGACTGTACGGGCGACCTTACCAATTACGGTTGCGTCGAACATATAGTCAAGGAAACGTGCTGATTGCTCTGGGTTTAGAAGCCCACCGTTGCCTGCTTCTGATCCTACGTGTGTTCCTACTCCACCTGTTGTGGAGCCAAAACCTGTAGAAACTGTTGCACCTGCTGCGGCTGCTTTTTCTAATAGTTCATTGCTCATTTTTTGTTTCACCTACCTTAGTTAATTATATCGTTCACGGAACCGAGGAAAGAACCGTTCCATTTTGATTTTTTGATTGTTACACCCTGAGACCCGCCAAGGTCAGAGGACTTCTTAATTGCAGTCTCGGATTCTACTGCATCGACACGCTTTTGTACTGTATCAATCGTGTTCTTGATATTGTTTACAGCGCTTGATAGTGCTGTGTGTTGTTCTGCCAACTCTGAAATTCTTAGATCTACGCTCTTGCTAAAAGCTTCAACTGTATCTTTAATAGTTGAAACCTGTACTGCATTTGCTTCTGATGCCTTGTTCAATGTCTCTGAGAAAAATCCCTTAAGATCGCCTAACATTTTTGCAAAATCAGGCTCTTCAGTCAAAGCATCTACTGCTTCAACTGCTTTCTCAAATTCGGCAGGAGCGTCTTCTACAGGTGCTGCTTCTTCAGCAGGAGCTGCATCTTCGGCAGGAACTGCTTCTTCAGCAGGAGCTGCTTCTTCTACAACTGCTTCTGCTTCAGCAGGAGCTGTCTCTTCGACTGGTGCTGCTGCTTCTTCTACTGCCACTGGTGTGACTGCATCTTCAGCAACTACATTTTCTGTGTTTTCTGACACTACATTACCTCCTTCTCCGTTTGCCTGTTTTGCTATTTTTTGTGTTTCAGGCAACGTAAATCTTGACTGTTTGTACAAATCAAGAATCTTATCTATCTCTTTTGCTTTATTTGTATCTGCGCTTTCAACCCAACCAATTAAAGCCGCTGGCTTTCCTGTGATAGGTGAATCGTAAGTTTTTTCTGTTGAGATGAAAACAGAATCACTTTCTTCGCAATAAAAAATATTTTCTGTTACAACTTCTGCTGCGATTCCCTTGAAGATCAATGCTCCGTTTGCTTTCTGAATAGAAAGAATGTTGCATAGCTCATTTGCTGGTGAATCAACAATTGATAACTCTAGAAGCTCGTATCCCTTAATAAATCTTACAGACTTACCTGTTGCCTTATTAACTTCGTTATCTGATTCTGTAATCTTTCCGCCGATTGAAAAACCTGCTAAGGTTCCATCAAGAACTTTTTCCCATGTGTCTTGTGCACCCTTTGAAACATATGCATCAACATACACTCCATTATAAAATTCTTTTGTTGCTGGATCGTAAAAAGTTTCTGGTCTGAAAGAAAGCATCTTCCCTACTGCGCTTGATCCATGCATCTCACGAATGTTTCCACGGAAACCTTCAAAAGCTTTTAGGCTTGCTTCCGCCGTTACAAGATCACCTGTTTGATCGATGTTGTCAAGAGTTGCAAATCCAGAAACAGTTCTCTTCTCACGATTTACCTTGGTAAAAGGCACAGAGAAGACAATGGCGTCTCCATTGCTTGACCACAAAGATTTTTCAATGTTCATATGCTCAATTTTATACTTATTATAATCAAAAGGCAAATAATGGTTGAGCAATATTACTCAACTTGTCTGCCTTCGCCCTTTGGGTTTCTGGCTTCCCCAGATTTGTCTGGGGACTTTGCTGAGCGTTCTTGGTCTCTTGTTCTGCTTTGTAGGGCCTGAGCTTTCATTTCCGCAGATTGGGCATTTAGGTCTACGACCTCATCTCCCCCATCAATAGGGATCATGCCCTTTCTAATTCTAACTTCATTTGGAGTATATACCTGCATTCTCAAATATCTTTCGTCAATTTGAGACTGAGTGTCCTCATCTGTCAGAGTTAGCTCATTAAACTTTAAAATAAGAGCATCAGTTTTTTCTGCAAATATTCTATTTATCTTCTTTTCCAAAATCATTTGGGCTGGACGGCAGACTTGCTCTTTAAATGTCTTATCTGCGTCACGGGCATTTGCAAGGCTAACGCCCTCTGGTGATCCAATTTTATTAATTGGCACACGGTGGGCAATTAAAATTTCATCTCTATTTGCAGAGCGATAAACGTTGAAAGAAGACTCTTGTGCATTAGCCTCAATTGGGTCCATCTTAAATTCAACCTTTGAATCTGGGCTGTCTGCTGGTAGGGGAACATATAAGGATCTGTGATTCTTCCCCTTTAATCCAACCTGGAAAAACTCAAGTAGCTTTCTTTCTGATTCTGTTGAAAGCTTTGCTCCCTTTACTGTAATAATATATCTTGGGACCGCCTTGTTTTCAAAGTAATCCAAGTTGTATCTTCCAGAGAATTCGTTTCCAGCAAGTGCCACCTGTGCAGCAACAATGTCTGGGATTCCGTAGTAGTTGTTCATTGGAGTATACTTCTTGAAATGAATAATTTCGTTTGGTCGATCTTCTTGACCAGCAATTGGGTTCTCTGTATCAAGGTCTTCAAAGTTTCTAAAGAATACTGCCTTGCCATACAGTAGTTGAATAAACCCGTCACGAAGTCTTCTTACACGCATTGTTTTTGCAGGAATGTGTCCGATATAGCCGATTTCCCCAGCAACAGTTCGTCCAATTTCCATAAATCCATTGCCAGTTGCCTCAAGGTCTGTATACACCTTAATTAATGTTTGAGTAAATGTATCTTCATCATTTGTCATGTCTAGCCAAGCATGGATGTTTTGTCTTAGCTTATTTAGCTTTCGTCTTGCTCTATCTAGCTGCTCTGGATCTGTAATATTATCAATAGCGTCGTTTGTCTTTTTTGTTTCAATAAAATCGAATCCCAGACCAACTATGTTTGCAACCTTTGCATTAATTGCAGCGTAATTATATGGGGACACTTCATAGATTTTTGAAAGGTATTCTAGATTGTAGGTTGGCTCAATTAGGTCAAACATTGCATATCCGCTAATTGCTTGTGCCATTAAATTCTGTTGTGTAGCCGTTCCTTCTGCGCCAGTAAATGACTTAGAGAACTCCCTGCTTAGCTTTCTTCTAAATGTCGATCCAAGGCCTCTTAGCTTCTTAACCTCTTCAAGATCAATATTAAAAGGATCATTTGTCTGGCTTGTCATTGAGCTATTAAATTTAAACCAGTCTGCGTTGTTTGAAATCTCAACTACGTTATCTGATTTGTCGTCTTCAATAAATTCTACTGTCATCTTAAACCACCTAGTTTCTTCATTTCGTCTTTATAGTTTCCAATATCCAGAGGGTCTGGGATTAGGCCCCATTCTAGTCTTTGCTTCTGATGCTCGAATTCCTCATCATTAATTTTTCTACGGGCTGAAAGAAACTTTGGCTTTCCTTCATGGATTCCAAATGATCTGACCTCACGAGCAAGGGCATCAATTAAAGACTTATTATTCTTTTTTGATGTAACAGATAGGAAGTTGCCGTCGTCATCACCGATCCATCGACCATCTGGCATTTCCCAGACATAGATTCCGAGTGTTGACTCTTCTCCGATTATTTGGCTTTTAAAGTTTCCTGTGCTCATAGATGTTTATTCTACCACTTTATGGTGCTTAAGTCCAGATTTTGTCAAGACAAATGACAAAACTATACACTTCTAATTACAATATATTCATCGTCGTAGTACTCAGAGCCAGAATCTGTCACTCCAACGTCTGAAGATACGACAGATACTGCTGGCCTAGAGACGTAAGAATTAAAGTTTTCCGTCACATCAGCCTGAAGAAAGTCGATGGCATACAAAGCAATATTGTTATACATGTTTGAAGGACCCCCAGATCCAGGGGTAGAGTGATTAAATTTAATATCTCCAGACACATCCAGGCTCGAAACCACTGTAACCAAATAAAGCATTCCAGGGGCGAATACAGACGATATGGATGATGCGGAAGTCTTGGATACCCCATTGACGTAAAAGTCGCTTATACCAGCCTTAGAAATTGATCCTGAGCCATTCCATGAAAGGTTTAAGCCAGAGGCATTAATAAGCGTTGTGGCAGATAAAGAGGATGGTCTAAAGAAAAACTCTATAGTCCGAATGCCAGATGCATTAATCTTAAATCCATTAGTATTTGTTGTATTTATTCCATCATTAATATATCTTAAAAGTGGTGGGTGATTAAATGAAGATACAGAATATTCTTGATCTGACTCTATTTTATACCCATAGTTCTGGGCATAGATATCTTTATCTGAATAGAACTTTATCTTAAACTTAGAAAATCTTGGTAGATATTTAGAGGCATCTGGGGTAGACATTGTTACCTTTATATACAATGGACCAGGTTCAACAGTTACGGATTTGTTGTAAAATGGAATAAAGGATCCATTTGTACATTCCTCATAGGCTATGCCATCATTGCTTACTTCTACATATATATTTTTGTCCGCCGCCCATTCTATTTTTGAAGATACTATTTCAAGATTTGAGGGCACGTTTACAATGTCATAAAAAACAGACTCCTTGGCTACAGCTGTCTCTGTTTTATAAAATGAAATAAATCCACCAGAAGAATCATAGTATATGTCCTCATCAACAAAGCCTTGCATTTTTTCTGGCAAGAACTCGTATGTGAAATCCTTTAGAGCATTCTCTTCGTTTGTAGGAAAGAATATGCCGTCTTTTATATTAGCAATTTGGAATGGATTGACTACTACAACACCATCTACGTAATGGCTATAAACCTTTGATGCAGGCAACGCATATCTATACACTGCTGGAGCATCTACGATAAAGCTATCTGCTGAGCTTTCTGTTGGGCCAACCGATAAAGACAAGGAGCTATTTGTAAACTTAAAATTATTTAAACTTAAAGAGGCAACCTCTACGCCATCTACAAAAAGCCTTATTGCATTTACAGCGTAAATTCCTACAATATGCATAGCCTTCTGAGTGTCGCTTAGGGTGTAGAATATTTCATTTCCCTGTACATTAAATATGACATTTCCAGACTCATAATATAAGCCAATCTCAGAAGTGTCATCTGCAAATATAACTGTCTTATTAGATGTTGTTATCATAGGATAAATCCACACCTCTATTGTGAAGTCGTTATCAGATGTGTCTGAATCACCTAGTCCGCCGCTTACTGAGGATGCGTAGTAGTCTTTTGAGGTTGGCAAAGATATATACTTTAAATTATTAATTAAGTTTCCAGACTGGCCTCCAGGAACAATGGGCAAGATAGAAGAATCAAGTCCTCCATAGTAAGTTCCATTATTTGCACACCCTGATTTATCAAAGGCGGTTGTACCTGACGATTCGTCTAGGTTCCAAAACCCGATTGGAAAATCCTTAATTACCTTAAGGTGATACGACATCTTCTGCACCGTTCTCTTTATTAAGAGCCTCTTCATAAAATTTAACATTTGCAAGCAGCCTAGAATCGTAATTAAGGCCTAATGCCATTTTACCATGATCTAATGCTTCATTAAAAATTCCAAGGTTATAGTTAGCTAATGCCAATAGGTCGTGTGGCTTCCATCCCCATGCATCATTTTCGCAGAAATAATCAAGATACTTTTTCTTAATATCAAGCGCTTGTTCTGCATAATCCTTTACTTGAACCCAGTCTGACTTCTCGTAATAAACCTGTGCGAGATCGACATATGGCTCTCTTCTTTCTGGACATTCGGCTATTGCCTGTCTTAGCCAATACTCTGCATCATGCGGATCACATTTTGCAATGTATCTCATAGACTCGCATCTTTCTGGCTTCCAGACAGAAAGCGGTAGAGATAGGTGTCTTCTAAACTCTTTTACCGCCTCTTCATATCTTCCATAGTAAAAAAGCTCTCTTGCATAATAATGGGCACATCT